CTTTTCCGATAACTACACACAAATCGAAGAAAACATCATGGCAATTGCTAATTCGACTTTAGACTTTATTACCAAAGAAGAAGGCTTTCGTAATAAGGCCTATAAAGACTCAAAAGGTCTATTAACAATTGGCGTTGGACACCTCATCAAAACCGATGAAGAGCACCTTCTTAATGAAACCCTGACAGATGAGCAGGTAAAAGAGCTTCTTAAAAGCGATTTAAAGTGGTGTAGCGAGGCCGTTGAGAGTTCGGTGAGGGTACCCCTTACCCAGAACCAATACGACGCCCTATACAGCCTGTGCTTCAATATTGGCGAAACCAATTTTCGTAAATCTACTGTGGTAAAGAGAATTAACGAAAACGACCTCAAAGGAGCGGCGGATGCCATTCTGATGTGGAACAAACCGGCAGTGCTCCAAAAGCGCAGAGAGCGTGAAAGAGCCCTGTTTTTAAACCAAGCTTAGGGCGCAAAACGCCCTTTTTTTGCATTAGTATAAGTAGGACCTGATCAGTCCGCTATCCAATAACTCTAGAGGAATCAACAACATGGACGGTTTTAAAACACTACCAAAGATGCAAGCCTTCAAAGAAGGCGGTCACGCTAAGCCAAAAGCAATGTGCTACGGCGGCTCATCATCTAAAAAGATGAAAGAAGGCGGAGCTGCTTGTGCCGATGATATGGCGCAAGACAAAAAGATGATTAAAAAGGCTTTTAAGCAACACGATAAAGCCGAGCACGATAAGTCTGAGCCAACTGAGATTAAACTCAAAAAAGGTGGTCGTTCTAAAAAAGAATGCGGTACTGTTAAGAAATATAAAACCGGCGGTTCTGTTGGTGTATATGGTGTTAAAAAAACTGCACAAGATATCAAAAACATTGAGGCTGCTAAAAAAGAAAAACCAAAGATGATTGCCAAAGGTGGCAGCGTTGCGGATGAAAATAAAAAGCCTTCTGGCGATGCAGTTAAAATGATTAAGAGCAAAGAATCTGCAAAAAAAGCTACTGCTCCTTCTAAAGCTTCTACCAAGCCAAACTTTAAAGGTAGCGATGTTAGCAAAACTAACAAGATGCCAGCTGGCGAAAAAGACAAGATTAAAAAAGTAGCTCCAACTGGCGACAAAAAAGCCGCTGCTAAGTCTGGCGCTAAAGAGATGCCAAACAAGTACAAGACAGGTGGTAAAGTAAAAAAGTATGCTGACGGCAAATCCGTCAAGCAAGCTGGTGCAACTGAAGCACAACAAAAATACTACGACAAAAACATGGCTGAAGGCGACAAAAAGACAGCAAAAGCTGACTACGAAGCTTTTGGTTCACGTGGTGATGCTGCTAAAAAAGGTATGGAAGAAGGTCGCATGGATGCCATGGGCAACGCATACAAAAAAGGCGGTAAAGTAGCAGGTAAACTAGCAACTCGCGGATATGGAAAAGCACGCTAATGTCTACAGCCCTGACAACAGGAACAACACTATTTAACTTAGACTTAAATGATCTCGTAGAAGAGGCGTTTGAGCGTTGTGGCAGTGAGCTACGTACTGGATACGACTTCCGTACTGCTCGCCGTTCTTTAAACTTGTTGACGGTTGAGTGGGCTAACCGCGGTATTAACATGTGGACTATTGAGCAGGGAACAATTAACCTGAATCAAGGCCAGAACACCTACGCATTACCTACTGACACCATTGACTTACTGGAGCACCAGATTCGCACACAAGCTAACAGTGCGGCTAACCAAACGGATATAACCATATCTAGAATTAGCGTATCTACATACGCCACTATCCCAAACAAACTAGCGCAAGGGCGGCCGATTCAAGTTTGGATTCAACGTATGTCTGGCCAGTCTAACGACTCCGCATACCAGCTTGCTGGGGCTATTTCTTCTACTGATACAACGCTTACTTTAACAAGCACAACTAATCTGGCAGCAGCCGGTTTTATTCAAATTGACAATGAGATCATCGCCTACGGCTATGTATCTGGAAACACGCTAGGTTTCTGTGCTCGTGGTCAAGCGAATACAACTGCGGTATCCCATAGTTCCGGGGCAGAAGTTTATGTTCAGAACCTACCCGCAGTTACAGTCTGGCCTACACCAGACGGTTCACAACCATACCAATTCGTGTACTGGCGTTTACGTCGTATTCAAGACGCTGGAAACGGTGTAAATATTCAAGACATTCCGTTCCGGTTTGTTAACTGCCTAGTAGCTGGATTGGCTTACTATTTATCTATCAAGCTTCCTGGTGTTGACCCTCAACGGGTCGCTGGTTTAAAAGCTGATTACGAGCAACAGTTCCAGTTAGCCTCCGAAGAAGATAGAGAAAAAGCCCCTATTCGGTTTGTTCCCCGCAGGATGTTTATTGGGAGCTGGTAATGGAGATTATGTTGCGCGCGCAAGCTTCAGAACTTGGGTTAACTCACTACTTTACAGGACAACCTTGCATCAACGGGCATATTAGTAAACGTCGTGTAAAAGATAGGTGCTGCCTGAAGTGCGATGTGTCACATAAGCGCCCTACTAAATCTGAATACAAAAGAAAGCACTATCTAAAACACAGAGAAGTAATACTGGTTAAAAAGAGACAGTACCGACAGGCTAATAAAGGCGCCATTAATGCCCGTGTTGCAGCACGTAAAGAACGTATTAAGCTGCGAACACCACTATGGCTAACACCTTTTGACAAACTTAAGATTAAATGCTACTACCAGATAGCAGCAATGCTTACCCGGGAAAATAAAGAGCCTTGGCACGTAGACCACATTATTCCACTTCAAGGTAAGCTAGTATCTGGGCTACATGTGCCGTATAATCTACAGGTAATGCGTGGGTCTGATAACATCAGTAAGAAAAATAGGTTTGAGATAGAAAATGCCTAATAAGTTTTCATCTGGTAAATTTGCAATTGCAGAGTGCGATCGGTGCGCTTTTAGGTATAAGCTGACTGAACTACGGACTGAAATTATTAAGACTAAGCCGTATCAGTTAAAGGTTTGTAGTACATGCTTCGACCCAGATCACCCACAGTTATTACTTGGGATGGTGCCAGTGAACGATCCACAAGCAGTGCGGGAACCAAGACGGGATTTGAGCTATGTACAGTCAGGTTTGACGGCGTATGGATATCAAGCTGGCGGAAGTCGAGATACGCAGTGGGGTTGGGCTCCTGTAGGTCAGGGGTATGACTACAATGAAACGCCGAATTATTTGGTTGGGCAAGGGCAAGTAGGAACAGTAACAATTAACTAGGAGTAGGATATGGGATATAAAAGCGCAGCTGACGGTGTAACAAGTAAAGGTAAAACTAAGGGCAAAAACCTTGGTGATTCCGGTTCACATGTTGGCATCGAAATGGGTAAAAAAGTTGGTAAAGGACCTGCTGGCGGTAAAACCGATGCAGACATGCTATCAATGGGCCGTAACTTGGCTAAAGTTAAAGCAAACGGAAAATAATCATGGCAAACAACAAACCAGCTTCTACATACGCACAGCCACACACTATGGGCGGTAAAGGCGTTAATGGCGAGTTACCTGCAGAGTCACTGCAAGTAGGAACCAAATATATGGATGAGATGAATATTTCTATTGCTAACGTTAGTAAGGGTAACTACAAGCCGACTAAGACTTCTGGTATAGAAATGCGCGGTGGTAAAGCGCAGACTAAAGGCAAAATGTCACGTGGGCCAATGGCTTAAGGGTAAACCCTAATGAGTAATAAAGCGTATATATACTCGATTGAGAATAAGGTTAATGGTAACTGCTATATTGGTAGTACTATTAACCTAAAGGCTCGTTGGGCAGCGCACAAAGCTGGTTTACGCAATAAAAGGCACCATTCATTTGTACTGCAGAAAGCCTGGGATAAGTATGGGGAAGATAGCTTTGAGTTTAAGCTTCTTCTTATTTGCGAACCTAAAGACAAAATTGAGTATGAAAACAAGTTAATGAAGTACCAGTCCTATAATGTCCTTCGTACCGCCCGAGAAACTCCTATTAGACGAGATTGGGTCCGTACCCCAGAGGTATGCAAAAAAATTAACGAAGGGATACAAAAAGTTTGTAGAACGCCAGAGCATAGGGCAAAATTACGTGCTGCTAGATTAGGATACAAACAAACTAAAGAGGCTATTGTAAAATCAGCTGTAGCAAAATGGAAACCTGTATACTGTAAGGAACTTGGAGTATCGTTTTTGAATCAAAAATATGCCGCAGAATATTTAAATACGTCAAAAGCAAACGTGTCGCAACTTATAAACAAAAAAGGCAAAGTAGGCGGTAAATATACTTTGGTTAGGGTGGCTTAAATCAATTACGAATCACTCTACAACAATATTCAGGCTTATGCCGAGAACACTGAGGCGCTATTTGTAGCGTCCATTCCTGTTTTTGTGCAACAAGCTGAAGACCGCATATATAACTCAGTTCAAATACCATCGCTTCGTAAGAATGTA